GTCCGCCTTCCGTCCGCCGGTGGCCTTGTGCCACTGGTGGGCGTTGGGTTCTCGCCCACCATAACCCCCCCAATTTCGTTTGCCGAGACCGTAATTCGACCTGTGATCCCGCTCTGTCCCGCCCCTAAGATGCCTGTGGTTCCGATTCGCCCTGTCGTTAGAATCAACAACTCTACTAGGTTCATGTTTGGCGTTGATCCTCCTTTGGACGTCCTCATCCGTCCTGTTGAAGCGCGCGTTTCGCGTGCCATAAATTACTATTTGACTCTTCGCAAGTCGCATCCTGTCGATCGTCGCTGGTGTCCCGCCCCCTTCGTGCCTGCTTATCGCGTTGCAACAAAATCGCAACTCAAAGCTTCCTCGCGCGACATCAACGCTACTCTCGATGCCGTCTCTGCATTTCGCCGTCGCCTCTCCCTTCGGTTCGTGATCGCGCCGCGTTGCCCACGACGTGGCCCTCTTTGCGGGCCGTTCGTTCCGAAGTTCGTCGACGTTGAAGATTTTGCAGCTCGTATCCGCCGCCGCTTCAACCCCGCGCCTTTTCGTCCCACTCCGCCCGCCATCGTTTTGCCTTCCCGGCAACTCACTAGCGGGCCGTACCGCGCTCCGGCCATCGTCCTTCCTGCCCCTGGCCCATGGGTCTGCCCTGTGCGGCCTCGCTCAACTGGCTATGCCTTGCGCGCGTTTGGCGTTTCTCGGGCTGAGCTGCGTGCCAGTGCTTTCTTCAATCGGCGCCTTCCTCGGGTCTGCGACGTCCCTATTCCCTGCCCCCACCCCGTCATTGTTTCCAGGTCTCGGCGTCCTCGTCGCATCGTCCATGTGCGTGCTCCTGGCAACTGCTGGATGCGCCTCCCTTTCCTCGACGGCTCTCCGGGTGTGCCAATGGATTCTTGGGCTATCGCTCAGCTGGAGATCCAAATTCGAGAGGCCCCCGCGCGTGACTACACTGTCGCCGAAGTTGTCGACGCCATCGGCCATTACATCGAGACAGGTCGCTACGAATTTGGCGTCGTCGCTTATGTGGAACCTGATGGTGACGTCCACATCGAATCCGTTCGCCTCGTCCTTCAAGAGCTTCGTGAGGGTGAGATGAATTTAGCCGCTCTCCGTCGTTGGCTAATGGAAGTCGCCGTTGAGACCGCGCTGGTTGGTGCTGTTGCGGACTTCGAGGCCTACACGCAAGCCGCCGCTCCTGCCGCTGTAGTTGCCGCGAAGCAGGTTGCCTTTAACGCTGCTTTTGACGCTGTTTCTCACGTTTCGGCCGCCGGGTCGGATCTGATCGCGGAACTTGCTCACCGCGTGCGTGATGGCTTAGCCTCGTTGCCGTTCCCCCACGCCTTGCCGCCTGTTGATGGCATCCCGCCGATCGGTTCTCCGATTCCGGTTGACGGCAATGCTCTTGATTGGCTGAGTCAGTGCATCGAACATCTTCTCTCGCTTGTTCCTGACTGGCTTGGTGCTGTCGTCGATGAGACTACTCGCGTTCTTGCGGGTGCCGCTCTCGATGCTATTCATGTCGTCGTCGCTGGTGTCCCTTCCATTTTACACGCATTGTCCTCCGCCTCTAACGTCTTGACCTTGTTCCCGGCCCTATCACGTTTGCTGCAGTACATGTTGCGTGATCGGTCTTTCACCTGCGATCAGACTGTTCGGCGTTTCTCGTCTATCTTCGTTCCGATAGCGAGACTGCCAAACTTTGATACTGCCGTCGCTCTTGGTCCTGAAGCGCCCTCCCATCGCGTCGTTCCTGTCAATCTCCCGGCCGCTGTCACCACCTTCGTCAATCGCCTCCATCTAAGCAATGACACTGACTTGCAGCGCACTATTGTTGGGCATCTTGAACAAAGTGTTCTCACGGTCGTCGATCGCTTAGTCGCAGCGCCGCCTCTTTTCCTTGAGCGCGATGTGTCGACGGAAGTCGTTGATGAGTTCCAATCCGCCTTCCCTTCTTTCGGAGTCGTCGCATCCAACACGACTTCTGCTCATCCGCGTTTGGCAGCTGTTCGTCACGCTTTCCGGCGTCTGGTTGTTTCCGATGTTGGCCTGCGTCCTCTCCATGTCGTTGGCGGCAGTTTGACTGAATTGACCTCGCTACCCGGTGTCGTCCATAATTGCGCTCCGCTGCTTTCAGGTCGTGATGCCCACCGTCACTTGCTTCGCCACCCACGTCTGGTTGACAATTTCGCTTGCCGGCGTCGATTTCAGGATTGCGCATCCGATGTTGTCGTTCACGCTACTGTTGTTTCGTTCTTTTCCGCTCATGACATAAGTCCTACAGATTTCATCCGCACCATGATAAAGAACGAACAAGCTTCGGCCTACATCGCGCTGCACTTGCCTTTGCCACTCCTAAATAGTCGTGTCTCGACTTACAGTGACGGCCTGTGCGACCTTTTCTTTGAGCGTGTTGGAGACAAAGTGCATGTCATGGCCCAAGGCGGTTCAGCCGGCTATGCGCACGATCTGGCGACTCTGCTTTCCTGGGCTTCACCAATGCCATGTTTCCAGGGGATCAACGTCTCGCTCGATCTCCTTAGTCACATTGGCTCCGCTTATTTGTTCAAAGTTGAGCTTGGCGTTGGTGATCAAGAGGTTATTCCGCGCTTGTTGCCGTCATTGCGCGAGAGGTTTTACGTATTGCCGCTCCTTACCCGCGAGGGGCTCTCTCTTGAAGAGGCTCCCTTCTTCCCTGTCCCTGCGGCAAGGTTCGAACAACTCACGTCGTATATCTCTTCTTGCGCCCCCGAAGATCGCACGTTCGAGCATGTGTCTTCTCGCGTCCGCGGACAGATCGCTGAGATCAAGATTGGGCATACACTTGTTGCGCGTCGTTGGGAGATTGATGTCGAACAGTTCTTCTCGCTGGTCCATCATGCGTTGCTCGCCTTCGAATTATACTCAGTTCTCTCCTCGCGCCAATCCGCAGCTGCGAGGCAGTATTATTCTCATTGGCATGCTCGTGGTGGCTCAGTTGCGCAGCGATTCTTTGCTCGGATCATCGACGCCTTTTGTTTCACGTCCTATTCAAAGCGAACGTACCTCCGCCAGAGTCGCGTCAGTGTGTTCCTCGACCTCTTGTTTGGCGGGCGCCCTAGCAACCAGTTACTGTTTAATCCTTATCTGTTGAACGGTCCCTTCCGGCTGGTGGACGCTCCTGCGCCTGGTCATCCTGCCTTGCTTGTCGGTCCTCGTCGCGTCGAAGTTCCACCGGTCGTTCACGTTCCTGACGTCGTCGTCCCGTCGCGCGCCCCACGGCTTGTGCGACGTGTCTACTTCCCTCCGGCCCCTTTCACGTCTCTCCCCGCGGTCCCGTCTCGCGCGCCTAGGGCTGTCGTCCCTTACTTCACGCTCCCCGCTAGGTCTTGTCCCGTCCTTGAATGGCCTTTCGCTACTTCTGACGACATCGCCCGTGAGACAAATAGGCACCATCTTCGACGATTGGCACGCGTTGGGGTTTATTTCCCTGCTGAGGAAGTCTCGCTCCCCGACTCACGTGACACGTCCGAAACAGCCTCTCTCGCATCGCTCCCGCCGCTAATGATCCCGCCCCGTTGGGTCCGGTCCGGCAAAGAAGTTGCTGTTCCCCAGCTTTCTGTCTTCTTTGATGCTTGTCGTTGTTCCATATGTCTGCGTTGCGGAGTTGCTGACGTGATCGAACGTTTGTCGGCCATTGACGATAATATCGCGTTTCTCGACGGCTTGGACAATGCGGCCTTCCTCGCGCAGCAAGTGTCAAAGTGCAACCCGGCAGGCCCATCGATGGATCGAGAGGCTTATATTTCTTTGCCTTTGTCTCCGGTCCCCTCTCCGGTCTTGCTTGCTGACGACACGGAAACTGAAGTATCGGCCCTCGATTTCGCCGCTGACCTTGATCCACTGGAACACCCTGAGCTTGACGTCGACGATTCCATCTCTGACGTCGCCGCCCCAGATCCTGATGCCGGCCCTGTCCCCGTTGTGCTCTCTGGCCGTGTTGATGCTGTGCGACGACTTCACTTCGATCCCGCTCCTTTCCGGGCCAAGTTTGCCTTCACGTTCGACGGTGATCATCGCACGTTCACACCTCTCGTCGCTTCGGATCGGGCGTTCTCTGCAATGGCGCAACCGCTGTCGGACCAAAACCCAGTTGTACGTGCTCCTTCAGTCGGGGCTGCTACTCTCGTCCTTGACTGGGCTCGTCGGCCAGACGCCTTTTCCGTCGTCGTTCCTTTTCCTCAAACGGACGGCGTTGCTAGGACTCACGATGAGATATGCAATAACTTGGATCTTTCACCCGCTCTTTGCGAAGTCATTGCTCGCATGATCCAAGTAGCTCGAAGTCCGCGCGGCGATCGACCGATTCAGCCCCTCTTCATCTCTGGCCCGCCACGCACAGCGAAATCGACTCTTGTTCGGCGTTTGTTGCGGTCTCTTGGGGAACGTGCTTGGGTTGTCGTCCCTTCTAAAGCGCTCCGTGACCAGTGGCAAGAAAAGGTCGTCACTCCGTCCGCTCGCTTGGCGACGGTGTCTACTCGACATTCGCTTCCTCGGCCATTTTTGCGCGCTTTTGGGCAAGATCCTGGTCGTCCGATCATCAACACCGTTGTCATCGATGAGATTGCGAACTTTACTACCTTGGAAGTTTATCTCATTGTGCGCAGCGCCATCGCTCTTGGCGCGACTCGGCTCATCACCCTTGGCGACTTCAGGCAGGGTTCTCCTGGCGCTCACATCCCGCAGACGCATCGGCTCTTGCGTATTAACCTTGAGTTGTGGCATTGCTTTGATTTGCCCATCGACGCCCTTTACGCGTATTGTCGTTCGCATGATGTCAATCCTGGGCGTTACGTCACTACCTCGAAGATAATTCATTCTATCTTCTTCGTTAATGCCCCCCGGCTTCGCTCCGTCGAAGGTTTTGACTTGCGTATACGCGCTCATGAACAACACGCTGCTGCTCATGATGCCGTCGTCACGGTCGGTCAGGCTCAAGGTATGCGTGCTGAGCGAGTATTGGTCGTTCCGCAAACGCCTCAGGGTCGCGTGCCTTGGTGGAATCCGGGTCGTCGTGCCGTTGTCTTCACTCGCCATCACTTACTCTGCTGGGTTGTCGCCGATTTCGCAACGTCGTCTGCAATGTGTCCTGGGTTTGAATTTCGATCTGCGCCGCGTGTCACCGCTCCTTTCGACCATCGCTCTTTCGTGCCGTTCGCATCCGACGTCCTCCTTACTGCCGCTCGTTCTGGTCGCGCTGCTGAATTCACCGCTCGTTTTCCAAATCAGCATGTGTCTGCTGCCTCAGACACCATTCGTTTCAGAAACGTTCTTTCCAACTCTGACATTCCTTCTGACTTCACCGTCCGCGCCGTTCCCTCTTTGTCTCTGGCGTCTCTCCGCGTTGAGGCTCAGAATCTCATCTTCTCCCTTGGAGGCGTTGCCCCCCCGGAGCCGAGTTCGAAGGATCTATACTTGTCCACCGCACGTCGACTTCGTAGCTTTGTCTTTTCTGGCCAGCACGAAGCTTCTCGCGTCCCGCGTTCAGGGCTCCATGACGTCGACCAGGCGGTTTCTATGCAGTTCTCTCGAGATTCGCACAGGGCCATCCGTGATTTCGTCGATCGACAAACATCGGTTTCCTTTTCCACAAGCGCGATCGCTGCGGGTTTTGCTGAAGGACGTCGGTTGTTCGCACGCCTCTCTCGATGCCTCTTCCGTCGTGAAAGCACTTTGTTGCATGTCGACGACCAATCGAGGAATTGGCTGAGCACGCGTTTGGAATCTTTCCTGCTGCAGCTCGATCGTGTGAGTCCGCTCGGTGCCGATGCTTCCACTCTTCGCGCGAGCTTCTTCATGAAGACTCAGGCGAAAGTCAAACCGATCCCGTTTTTCCCTGCGACGTTGCCCTATGGTCAGCCGGTGATTTCGAATGCCGCAAGTTTCGGTGCTTACTTCGCCGATGCCGCATTACGTGGTTATCGTAATCTACCGCGAATTTTGCGCGACGGTGTGGTTATTGACGTCGGTTTCACTGATGCGGAACTTACTTCTGAGCTGCGTCGCACGGGTTTGGATAGCGTCCTTGCGCAGGCCAACCTTCAGTTCGATTGTTCGCGACAAGATAGCACACATTCACTGCCGACTCTCGTCTGTTTCGCAGAGGTTTTGCTCACTCTCGTGTTGATGCAGAGGTCGTCGCCTTTTACCTAGAATATTGCTCATTGTACCGTGTCGCTCACCAAGACACTCGTACTGTTTCCGGGCATCTTTCTTATAATTTGGGTTCTGGCGACCCTTTCACGCTCCTCCGCAACTGCGTCATGATGCTCACAGCTCTCTGCTGTCGCTACGAAGCTGCCGATCGTCTCCTTGGCATTCAAAAAGGGGATGATTTTACTGGTTGGTTGCCTAATCTTCGCCCGCACGCCATGGCCGGCTTGCCTTCCATGCGGATCATCATCTTCAAGCTTGAGACAGCCGCTATTGCCGAGCATGCTAATCGCGTCATCCATGACGGTGTTCTTTTGGCTGATCCAGTCCGCGCGGTTTTGAAACATCTTTGTCGGCCGGCTGACCCTACTGTTGATGTCGAAGCACTTTATCGATCATACATCGACAGGCCTTTCGATTACGCCAATGTTGATATCGACCTTCTCACCACTGCCATGGTCCGCAAATATCCAGCGTTGACCGGTGATCAAGTAGTGTTTTGCATCGACCTTGCTCGTGCGCTTCGTCGACGAGATGTTTTCTTCTCTCTTCATAGCGTTGTCGAGCGTAGCATGATCCGCGTCGTCGATTCGGTCGATTGTGCTGCTTCTGTCGCCAAAGCTGTGCTCCCTGGACGTCCTCCCGCTTTCTATCGCCGGTTCCGCAACCAGACTGCCTCCAACCTTGTCGCTCTTTTCGAATCACACGGCATTCCTGCCACTTTCGTTCCTTCTTTCTCATGTGCCCCCGCGTCCCCCGGTGTCGTTATTACCGAGACACATGCCGCTTGTTGGCATTACCGGGCCGTTGACGTTTCTGTATGACTATATGGTAGTAGTTGTTCTTCTCTTTCCCACACTCTTTTCAAACGGTCTTTACTGGTCCCTTTCATTGATGTTCACTCTCGTTTTAAACATCAATATTTCTTCGCCATGGCTACTGCTTCTTCTACTGCTGCTGCTCCTCCGACCACGACAATCGGCCCAACTGGCAGCTCCACCACTGCTACGCCGCCGGTCTTGCGTCAGATCGCATGCTCGGTCGTCCTCAATTCCGACGTCCTCCTCGGTCGCTACCTCTTCCGCGACCATGAGAAGGTCGAGGCCTACCGCGCCGACTATCGGTCGGTCTTCGTTAAGCAGGTCGAGGTCCACGTCTTCCCGCTCGTCGAGGTCCCCCGCGGCACCCCAGCCATCACTTGCGGCTTCGGGCTCATTGATCACGAGCTCACCTGGGAGAACGAGGACGCCGAACACGGCACCGAGATCAATTTCGTCCCCTATCTCGCATACAGTGCTGCCGGGTCTACGGCTGTCGGCCACAGCACGGTCGTCTGGACCGACGCGCCCAACTCTGGCAACCCGAACCACAGGCCGTTCCCTCCAGGGATTCAGCGCGAGCTGAGGGGTCGCGAACTTGATTTTGGATATGTTTCGTTTGCCGCCGGCGTTTTTGAGCCTGTCCTTTTGCCCCCTGTTGTTCAAGTTGGCGAAGACGCTCCGCCGCCTGCTGACCCCGCGGCTGGTCGTGCTTTTCGTTTTGCCATACAAGTTGAGCTCGAGTGCACTGGTGGTGGCCCTGGTTGGTCTTAGGACTTTCTTTTCTTTTCTTATCTCATTTTGCTCCCAATTTCGTCTTGACAAGCCGAGGTCGTGCGAGGCCGGTCCTTCCGAATCATGGTTACTAGTGATTCAGGATCGAGAACATTGGGTTTAATAGCCTTCTAATTTTCTTTTTCAATATAGTATCGC